CAAGGGAGCGTGGAGAGTGTGTGCGAGTCGGCCTTTGGCGCGTATGGCGGGGGGGGGGGCAGGGATGCGCGCTGTTCATGTGGGCGACATTCCCAACCATCCCAGATGCGCTGAAGGTTATGGACGCATGGGGCTTTACATACAAAACGGCGGCATTCGTCTGGATCAAAAAATACAAGTCGGGCGGAAACTTTTATGGAATGGGTGCTTACACTCGTGCAAATGCAGAGGTTTGCTTGTTGGGAGTGACGCCGGGATTCAAGGCAAAAGCATTGGTCAAAAGCCATACAGTGCACCAGGTAATCGAATCCCCTATACAAGCGCACAGCGTAAAACCGGATGAAGCCAGACAGCGTATTGTGGAATTGCTGGGCGATGTGCCGAGAATCGAACTGTTTGCCCGCCAGCACGCAACCGGATGGGATGCGTGGGGAGATGAACTTGAGTAATTGGAGGAAAAGTATGGAAGGACTTGTAAAAACGCTGGGCATTCTGATGGCTTTGGCGGCTGTGGCACTGTGGGCAGCATTGATTTTCTTTGTGCCGGCCGCACTGATTAAATTCCTTTGGCTTTATCTGGTGGCATGATGGACAATGAAACGCTGACACGGATTCTGTCCGCACGATTTATAACGTGTAATGAGCAGGCCCGAAAAGGCAGTAAGGGATGCACGAAAGAGTGCAAACTCTATGAGCTGCAAGAACCGGGTATGACCTGCCGGGACAGCGTCCTTCTCCACGCAGAGGAAGCAAAGAAAATTTTGAAAATAAGGTCGCACAACTCCTGACACAGGCCGCCCGCTGCGGCGGCCTTTTTTGTGAGCATGGGAACAGGCCCGGCCCGGTTCAACTCCGGGATTGCCCAAAACTGAAAGGAGAACACACCGATGCAGAGGTACTACATTTTGCTGAAAGCGACCGGCGCTGGTGGGTGGCCGGGTTGGCTGCCGTACCGGCTGGATGCGGACAGCGCCGAACAGGCTGTTGAAAAAGCCAAGGAGCAGGCCGAGAATCATTACCCGGAGTACGAAAAGTTTGAAGTTCAGGCTATCGAAATTGAAAGGAGAAGCAAATGAAGCTGGCAGCAATCGCAAAGCTCATTAAGGCAGATGGGTACTGTAAACTCTACAAAGTGTTCTATGACGATTGCAGAACCTATGATTTGTACATTGGAACCAAAACGGCAATCTTCCCGCTGACCGGATTTCCGAAGGCACAAAATGAAAGTGAGTTGGCAACCCTCCTGGGCATCAGCAAAAAGGAATGGGCAGACATCGAGTTTGATAATGACTGCCCGGATGATCTCCATCACATCGAAGGGATGGATTTGGACGACACGGCAGACGGAGAAATGGACTGCGTGACCGGAAGAATCGGCATCCGGTACTGCGGGTGTGAACTGGTTCCAATGATCGAGCCTGTTTCGGGAACGGTCGGTTTTGTGGATGCGAAGCAGATCATGCCAGTAGCAGATGAAATCCGCAAGAGCGGATATTTCAAATACTGCGCCAGGAAGATGGCGAGCGGCGGACGCTACTATGTTATCAAGGACGGAATGGTGGTGCGCGGCGCAGTGCTTCCTGTAAAGCTGGAACCTCTGGCAAAGTCTGGACTGCGTGAGCTTGCCGACATGGTGAAAAAGACTAGGGATGTTGCCGATGTGGAGGACTTGAGCGAACAGGAGGACAAAAACGATGCGTAAGACTTTGGAACTGCTGGCTTTGGCTGCCTGCACTGCTACACTGTGTGTAACGATGACCGGGTGTGAAGCTGTCAAGAGCGAAGCAACCAGTGAAGAACCGGCCGAGACGGTATATGTTTACCTGCCGGATGGCACTTTGCTGGACAAAGGAAGGGCAGACAAGGTAAGTTCATTTGTACACAATGATCGTATCGTGAAAGTCACGATTGACGGGAAAACATACGAAACCAGCTGGGCCAATGTGGTTTTAGTGGAGGAATAACGATGAGTAAGATTTTGAAAAGCGTAACTCTGGGCGACGTGAAAATTGGCGGCATCTTCAGGGCGCTGGGCAAGGAGTTTGTGAAGCTGGATGCAGACGAACACGGCTGTCTGGTACTGGCAAAGGACATTTGGACGAGAATGCCGTTCCGCGACGGCGACGACCCGGAATACCCCAACGATCTGCGCCGGAGCGAGATTATGCCATATCTGGGCAACTGCCTGGCAGAGTTTACAAAGAACGGCACTCCGCTGAGTACATTCATTCCGCTCAGAATCGACCTTCAGGACACGACCGGCCAGAACGAATACGGAATCTTTGAAGTGAGGATTGGCCTGTTGACCCTGCGCGGGTACGGCAAATATTGGCGGCTGATCCCGAAGGTAGATGCGCCGTGGTGGTTGGCAACGCCTTATGGTACGCCGAATTGCTCTCCGTACCCCAACGGTAACGGCTACGTCTGGGGCGTCGGCACCGATGGCTCCAGCAACGGCAGCTGGTACAACGGCTCCTATGGTGTTCGCCCCGTTTTGTGCTTTTCCTCTGCACTCTTGGTCTCTGTCGAGGACGAAAGAGAGGCCGGGTTTTCACTTTCCGATGTTCCGCTGGATGACCTGCTGGCCGAAATCAAGAGCCGGACGGAGGGCTAATCATGGATGCGGTAAAAAATGACGTGAAGCGGCTGGTCAAAATCGAGTTGGCCGCTGCCAATAAGAAGTTTCGGATGTTTGCTGGGCCACATGAGGGCGCGGGAATCATCCAAGAAGAAGTCGTGGAAGCTGCGAAGGAGATGAACGGTCTGCGCCGGGAACTTAACGCTATGTGGATAGGCGTTTACTCCAACAATCCGCAGATCTCCACGAAAGGCGTATACGACCGGGCTGTTGCCCTGGCCGTGGAAGCTATCCAGACGGCGGCGATGGCCCGGAAGTTTGAGCGCAGCCAACGCCGGAACTGGCCGGGAGCGAAGGAGCCGCACTATGACGAAGAAGAAAAGTGATGCACCGGCAGAGGTCGAAACCATTACGCTGACCATGAGCCGCCCAGTGGCGGAGGCTGTGCAGACTGCCTGCGAGTGGTATCTGCGGCTGCACATGGGACAGTTTTGGGATCTGGCAGAAGACTTGTGCTTTGCAAAATTCTACTCGGACGCGGAAAACAATGCGTTTCAGAGCGAGGAACAGCGTAAAAACGCTTTTAATGTTGCGATAGGCCGCAGAAATACCATGCTGCTAGAAATGGAACGGCTGTACAGCAGATGCGTTCTCCCGGCCCCGACCTCAGACGTAATGAAGGTGCCGTACCGGGCAGAACAGGTATGGCTTGCCATTCGCCACGCCCTGGCATGGCATGACAAGCCGGAGGGCGATCCATGGAATGTGTGCTTTGATAAGCCGCTGAACCGCAGCGACCAGCCGCAGCCGGTAGTAAAACTCAATGAAAAGCAGGAGGCAAAGAAATGAGAAAGATTTTTATGGTGGGAGCATCTGCGGCGGCAAGCGTTTTGCTGATGACGGGATGCAACAAGCAGGTAATTGATTTGACCTACGAATATTCGCAGGCACAGATTAAAATGCCGGATGGAACCGTAATTGAGGGCAAGGTGGATAGCTGGAACGATTATGAAGGCGACCAGTTACAGGTCAAAATTAACGGAACAACATATCTGGCCCATTCGTCAAACGTGGTCCTCTGGCACTGAGCAAGGGCAAAGTTCGGGATCGAGAGGAAGAAGTTGCACCCGAACCTTGAAGATTTTGAAGTTGGAAAGTTGGAGACAGTACCATGAGACAGAACGGAGCAATGTTTATCTGCAACCGGTGCAGAAAGCAGGTGTTCGCGGAACGGTTCGACGATGGTGTGTTTGACCAGAAAGCATTGGATGGTTGGGCGCTTGAAATGAGAAACATCCATGGAATCGGAGATCTGTGCCCGGAGTGCTACAAAGTGTACCGCGAAACGATGAATCGTTTTTATGAAGGTGGCCGACATGGAGGATAAGACAGATAACTCCAAGAAAAAGGAAGAACACGATTCTTTGAAACCTGCAAGGGATGCCATTGCAACTGCTATGCGGGCCGCCCAATTTGCGAAAGCGATCGGCACCCCACTGCCGAAACCACTTAAATGGCAGCGTGAATTCTATGACGCTACCGGTGTGTTTCCATACGGCTGGTATGAGTGCCCGGTATGCGGGTACAGGGCAGATTGGGAACCGCACGCCTGTCCGATTTGCCACACACTGCTAGAACCGTGACGAAAGGAACACAGGATGATGGAACCTGAAAGAACCTGCTGCACCTGCCGCTGGCATGAGGGCTACACCTGGGTATGCTTCAACGGCAATTCTCCGAACCGTGCCGACTTCACTGACCCGGAGGACACCTGCGAGTGCTGGGAAGTCAGAACGGAAGAAAACAGCATCGGTGACTACGAAGTAAACTAATCAAGCTCTAATCAAGAATTAAGCAAGCCCGTCGTTAAATTGCCGCCCTGACGAGGCGGCAAGGGGCTTGTATGTGTAACTTAATCTAGCGACCACAGGAGAACACAAGCCGGGGAAAGCGGGGGTCAAGGGGGAGAAAACGAGGGCGGGTCTGTAGGGCTTGACGGAATAGGAAACTTAGAAAGACCTGCCCGGCGTTGTATCCCCTTTGTCCTGCGAAGCCGTGTGTGTTTGGTCCACAGAAAAGAAAATCCCAGTAGAACTTTGCGGAAGGAGGAAGTGAACGGTGCGGGCATGGTACATTCGGGAGCAGAAACACATTCTCGGAACATCCGATTATGCAGAAGTGGATCTCTTTGAAACAACGGACAAGGAACACACCGCGAGCACCCGCCGCAAAAGAGAGCTGGCGACCTCCATTGCGCAGCAGAAGTATAACGACATGATAGCGAGACGGTATTTCTGCCAGCTGGCCTATACGAATTTCGGGGAAAGCGACTGGGCGGTCACGTTTACATACGACCACGGCCACCAGCCAGCACCCGGAGATTTTGACCAAGTAGACCGGGACTGGACGAATTTTACCCGCCGCTTGAAGCGCTTCTGCAAAAAGATGGGTCGAGAAGCATCCAAGTGGATGCAGGTTGCAGAGTACAGCGTGGTGGACGAGGACGGGAAAGTTACCGGCAGACACCACCATCATGCGATCCTGCAAGGCAATCTGACATGGCAGGAAATCAAGGACTTGTGGCGGGACAGCACCGGGCGGCCGATGGGGCTTGTGAAAGTTGAACCTATCGATCTGACCTGTTCCAGCTTTGAACGCTTGACGACCTACATGACGAAAGCCCGCGCCCGCATCCGCCGCTGGCGGCAGAGCCAAGGACTGAAAAAGCCGAAAACTCCGCGCCCGAACGACACAAGATGGAGCCGCAAGCGCTTTGACGAAGCGTTTACCCTACCGGATGATCGTGCGTACTGGGAGAAAAAATACCCTGGCTATACTCTGCGTGAGTGTGAGCAGCACATCACCGGCAACAACACCAAGCATTTGATCCTCAAGTTGAAAAAGAAACCGGAGACCCGGCGGAAGAACAGGAGAAACCAGCCATGAGCATGAGATTGGAACTTTCTGACCTGCCGCCACGCTACCGGGCACAGGCGGAAAAGCAGCTTGCACAGAGAAGGTGCGGGGGCAAAGCTGCACCTGCATCGTTGGAAGCCGCTGTGAATGCCGCCAGATCGACCGGACACGAGTTTGACAGCCGGGGCGAGTATGACTACTACATGGGAACTGTTCTGCCCAAAGTCCAGAGTGGCGAGGTCGTGAAGGTAGAGCTGCACCGCAGGTTTACTATGCTGCCGGAAAAAGAATACGGCAATGTGAAGCTCCCGGCGGCGCACTATACCCCGGATTTTGTGCTGACCTATGCTGATGGCACGGTTGAGGTGGTGGAAGTGAAAAGCAAATTCACCCGGCGGCAGCAGGCGTGATTACATCCACCGCCGCCGTCTGTTTACGGATCTCGTG